TGGACGAAGAGGGCGAGCGGGTCGGGAAGCTTTCGACTTATGTAAGTGTTTAACTTTGCTTTCTTATGCCTTATAAAGATCCAGAAAAGAAAAAGATTTATGATGCAATATATCGCAAGGTTAATGAGGAAAAAAGACGCACTTATAATACAATTTATTATAAAACTAATGCAGAAAAAGTGAAGGCCAAAAGCGCAGCGTGGTATAAGATTAATCAACAAAGGCAAAAAGCATACCGTAAAGACAATTTAAGGAAGGCGAGTGCATGCAAGTCAGCATGGCGCAAAGCTAATCCAGAAAAAGTAAAGGCATACCTTAGGGCTGCTTCAGTGAAAGAAAAAGCACAGCGCAAAGCCAATCCAGAAAAAGCAAGAGCTACAGAGGCGGCATGGCGCAAAGCTAATCCAGAAAAAGTAAAACTGAGCCAAGCGCGGCAAAACAACCCCGGCCTGCCTAAAGAATTACTTGCCGTCATCGTCATGAAAAACATGATCCGCGAGGAAATCAGAAAACAAACCAACCAAACAACATGAACGCAAACCAACTCCAAAAAGAACTCGCCGAACTGTATCAGAACCTCAAAACCGGAGCCATTAAACCTCCAGTCGCCTGCGAAATGAACAACGCAGCCGGTAAGATGATCGGTCTTGCCAAGCTCCAGCTTGAATATATGCGCCTCGGTAAAGCCGCGCCATCCGACAGCAACCGCATCGGCCTGCTGGAATCCACGGGGATCTAAACCAATTTCCAACCAGTCGCCCGGCTTAAACCAAACCCTTGGCGGGGAGCGGCAGTTGGGCGGCTGGAAGGACTCAATCTGAATGCGGCGGCTAATGACCTCTGGAAAATTCCGGGGAAAGCTACCATTGGTCGCCGCATTCGACTAAACCAAAACTAAACTATGAATGACTGGACACAAACAATTGATTGGACCCGCACTGATGCAGACATCGGCAGACAAGTCGGACTGACCCGCTTCCGCATTAGTCAGATCCGAGTAATGGAGACCGGCCTTACCAGCAGAGGACGCGAAATCAAGCCTCCCGAGGACTTTGCCCCAGAACGATCCGTTGAGAAGACAGCCAAGAAGTATGGCGTCTGCAATCACATCGCCCGCCGCTGGCACAAGTCCTTGGATCTTATTAAGTCGATTGGAAGGATGCCGGAAGACTTTGCCCCGGTCTACAAGATCCATCAGAACGCGACCGCTGCTAAATACGGCGTAAGTGCTCCAACCGCTAACCGCTGGATTCAGCAATACCAATCCCAACTGACCGAGCAACCATGAGCCAAACAGCATTTACCGGGAAAGTATCCCAAATGAAGCCAGATGCCCGCTGGCTTGCTTCCGAGGACTTTATTGGGCTTGGAGAAGTCGAGTTTGAGATTGCCCAAATCTTCCAGAACTCCGGCGAGATTATGCAGGACGGAAGGAAAAAGGACTTCTTTTCAATTGGATTTGTGAAGACCAACAAGCAACTGGTCTTAAATGCCACAAACCGCAAGACGCTCTCCAATGCATTCGGGGCCAAGGTCGAGAAATGGGTCGGTCAGAAAGTGCGCCTATTTGCTCAGGACGGCGTTAAAGCAGTCAGCGGTGGAGTTACTACCGGCCTGCGGATTAAGGCAGACAGGATAGCCCGTGATGCGCCTATTGACCCCTTTGCCAGAATGGAGGTGGCTAAATGATTATCCATGAATGCGCTCAGGGAAGTGATGAATGGCTTACCCTCAGGTCCGGCAAGCTCACGGCAAGTTCGGCAAAGAAAGTCTTTACTCCGACCAAGGGGGAACTCAAGGAAGGCGCAATTGAACACATCTACCAACTGATCGGAGAATGCTACGATCCTGATTACATTTACTTCGCCGGGAACAAATTCACCGAGCGGGGCAACGAAATGGAGCCAGCCGCGAGAAAGCAATTCTCCGAACTGACCGGAATCCAAGTCCATGAGGTTGGATTTATCACGCAAGATAACGGTGTGATCGGAGCGTCACCGGATGGATTAATCAAAGGCCCAGACGGCGCTTGGCTGGAAGGACTGGAACTCAAAGCCCACAACCCCGGCAAGCACGTTGAGTTCGTTCACAAGGGAGTCCTTCCGCCAGAACATCGCTTGCAGGTTCATCTCAGCATGGTTGTAACCGGATTTAATACTTGGCATTTTCTCTCTTTCCATCCAGATATGGCTCCGTTGCACATCATCACCGAACGGGACGCATTCACTGAAAAACTGGAGAAATCCTGCAAGGAATTTCTTGCTCTGTATCAGACCGTCCGTAATGAGGTCGTCAATAAACTCACCCCAAACAAAACCAAATAGCATGAACAACCAAAACCCACAAAAAGGCGGCATGATCGTCGCCCTCAAGATTGATGTCATGAAGATCACTCGCGAAAAGCTCTTCACCGGCAAGAACGGAGCGAAATACCTTGATTGCGTCGTCTTTATCGACAACGAGAAAGGCCAATACGGAGACAACGGCATGATCGTTGAGGACGTATCCAAGGAGGACAAAGCCAATGGCGTTAAGGGGGCAATCCTTGGCAACTGCCGCATCATCCGAGGAGAGGTCGCTGGTCAGTCTCACGGGGCCGGAATTGCCAATCAGATGCGTCCGCCAATGACGCAGGCTACTCCGGTCAATCGCGGGGCAAGTAACCTCCAAGACGATTCGGATATCCCATTTTGATCCAAACCATTTCCGTCCGGTAATTCTGCCAACGGACCGTCCGGCTCTTGCGATCTTTCGGAAAATCTATCGCAGGGGCCGGGCAACGCTCTAAATCACCATGACCCCACCAACATTCAGCAAGCAAAAGATGCCGGTGCAAAAGCACTCTTGGTATAACAATAAGAAGCGGGATTACGCTACTCTAGGGACGATCAAACTAGGAAGAGGCCGGGACGAACCACCAGTCGAGCCTAGAGCGATTGATCCGGTTGCGGGCCTTAAGCCAGCGGACGCTTGGAATGGCGGCAATGAAGACAAAGCCGAATTGCTACGCTGGCTTTCAGTCAATAACCTTCACGACAGACAGCCGGTTCAAAAGAGCCGACATTACTCAAATAAATAACACTATGATTACTGCAACCGAACTCGCCAACGCACTGAATAACGTCCTACCCTACGTCGTAACCAGAGTAATCAATTGCGGAGAGGAGGGATGCCAAGAGCCGAACTGCTGGAGTTGCTGGGGATCGGAAATGGCAGAGGCGGAAGCAACCATCGCTGAAGCCATATTCCAAGCATCCGGCAAAGTCCTCAAGGCGTGGAAGGCAGACCAAAAATGCCAATGTGATGCAGGGGATTTTCGGCACCGGGAGATTCCTCCGATCTGCCCCGAATACTTTGGAGACGATGAATTTTGCGGCGTCTGCTGGCATGACAAAGAATGTCATCAACTTAAATGGGAGCAAAAAGTATGTTAATCATGCCATCCAACAACACCGGGTTCGACTGTGGGCTTTTATTTGGTCGATACCCTGATCGGCTTGCTCACCTACACTCTGCCGAGCGACTTACTGAGCCAAAGCGGGGCATTCCTTGGGCGCTTGATAACGGAGTTTTCGGAGCTTTCACGGCAGGCAAGGAATGGTCCGAGGAGCCGTTCTACCGCTACCTTGATGCCTATGCTGCCTGGAAGCCATCTTGGGTAGTGGTTCCTGATTCTGTCGGCAATCGCGACAAGACCCTCTTGATGTGGCGGCAGCATTCGCCAGCAGTAAAAGCTTTCGGTGCGCCGATGGCATTTGCTGCCCAAGATGGCATGACTCCAGCGGATGTGCCAAGTGATGCGGACGTTGTTTTTGTGGGGGGGAGCACCTCTTGGAAGTGGGCAAACCTACGGATGTGGACAGACAACTTTCCTCGCGTCCACGTTGGCCGGGTAAACTCCAGAAGACTGCTGGAGCAAGCCGAGCAAGCCGGGGCCGAGTCCTGCGATGGAACTGGATGGTTTCGCGACCCTGAGCGCACCATGGAACTGGAGGCATACCTTAAAAACCCACTGCCCCATCCTGACCTATGGAATGCCCCGAATGTCAAAGCCTAGACCTGCACGGACCAACCCATGAGTATTGGGGCATCTGCTGCGTCAATTGCGGCCACGAACTACAACCTGATTTAACCTATGAACTACTACCACACAACGCACCGCGCCAAATGCCCGAACGGGAAACTGGCGGACCATTACGAGATAACGATCTCCAGCCGCCATATGATCCAAGTTGAGGACATCCAGTCTGCATTGGATGCCTTGCCGCCGGAGATATATCAGGAGGGGATTGCAGATTCTTTGCGGGCAACGCTTGGTGCATCCGTCAAGGTTACCGGATGGCATTACAATTTCCGGGTCGAGTGCGTTCGTGAATAATTACCACCATGGAAAACCAACGTCTTGCTCATACCTTTAAGCTTTGGAAGGACTTCACCTTTGAGGCTGCGCACCAATTGACCAAGGTTCCTTTGGGGCACCAGTGCGGAAACCTTCACGGCCATAGCTACAAAGTCCGCATCCATTGTGAAGGCAAGCTCAACCCAGCGTTTGATTGGGTTGTTGATTATGGAGACATTTCCAAGGTTTGTCGGCCAGTCATTAAGCGACTAGATCATAAAAACCTGAACGACATAATTGGCCTTGAGACTACGGCTGAGAACTTGGCTTGGTGGCTTGCTGAAGCCATTGGCCCAGACCTTCCGCAACTTGCAGCAGTGGAGGTATTTGAGTCCCCGAAAACCAGCGTGACCTGTTTTTACGAACCAACCAACTAAGCCAGAGGCAACAATATGACCCCAGACCAAAAAGCAAAACTAAGGGCAGACATCCACCGAGTGGTTTCTATCCTCGACATCAAAGTCTTGGCCCTTGGCTACATCCGATATGAGAAATTGCGGTTACTCAATTCCAAGCAATACGCGGACTTGAACCGGAAAACCTTAACAGGGCAGGGTCATTTTGACGACTTGGTCGATCAACTGGAGGAGCCGAAATGAAACGAGCCATCTACGTCGGCAAAGGGCTTTCCGCAGTCAGTTACGGTATGACCGGAACCATGCAGCCATCGATCAGTCTTGAGTCGCCTTACTTCGCCTTCCGACCAGACGGTAAAATGCCGGGACAATGGTTTGTGTTGCGGAAAGACCTTTATGTTGCCGTTGAGGACCAAACCAGACACTGCCCCAAACCATGATACCAATCGACAAACCGGAAGAGACGTCCTTTCCGCTCATCAACCAGTGGGAACTGCTGGTGCTCCTCGACTGCTTGCACGGATCGTTGCGGTTAGAGGATGGCGGAAACATTTGGAAATGGAACACCGAACAACGAAAAATTGTCTTGATGGACATTTACGAGCGGATGCACAAGACGCCTATCGACAACCAAACCACAAAACCATGACCAACACCCCAGAAACCCAATGCGAAACCCCGCACTACTACGGATGCGCCTGCCACGAAAGGGAATGGCAGAATAAATGGCAGTGCGCTGTCGAGATGGCCGCGCAAGCCGAGTCAAAACTGGACGCACTCGTCGAGCACCATACCAGAATGATAATCACCCACGCAAAGGAAGTGGATTCCCTGCTTTGGGTGCTGGAAACAATTAAAGACGTGATAGGATGCGGGTGCGGCGGAGACTACGGGCTGTGCGACGACTGTTCTGAAGCATACAAAAAAGCCGACGAATTAGCCGAGGCGCGGAAAACAACTTAACCAAAACCATGACCCCAATCCAAGACCGCATCTTTCTCGC